GGCAAAGGCGGGTTAATCTGCTATGACTAATTTAGCATTAATCGTTGAACAAATCAAAAATGAAATTACCGTCGACCCCGAAGGTAAAGGTAAAGCCTCTATTCGTGCGGTCGCTAGACTGATGGATATTGACGAAAAGTCTTTGAGAGCGGCTTTTCAGAGTGCGGAACAAAATCCCTCTAAATTAGCTGAAATGCTTACAGAGTATGGATTTGAGTATGCGGAACAAATCTCATGGTCAGAAACAGGAATACCAGATGTAGCGATCGCCGTCATAGCCAAATACTACGCATATAAAGCTGGTAGGTATTGCAAGAAACAAGCTGAACTCGTGGATACTGTTTTTACGTCCATTGGTGTCCGGGTATGGATGCAAAAACAGGTGGGTTGGGAAAAACAAGAATCTAAGGATAGGGGACTTATAGGCTTGTGTCAGGATGCAGGTATACTTATAGATTTAATACTTGATGGTACTGACGTTCACCCCAACTTAAAAGCCGCAGTGAAGGCTAACCAAATAGCCAAGATTTACCCGGCGCTCGCTTCGGCGATGGAAGAATCAAAGTCGCTGCTAAGTATTCCCATTGAAGACAAGCTGATCCGACCAGGCAAACTAGCGGAGCTATATGAAGCTAAAACCGGGGTGAAGTTGTCAGCACAAAGGATGAACTCATTGCTGGCGGAAAAGGGCTTACAGGTCAAAAACACTGCTAACAATAACCCTTTATGGCTGCCCACAGAGGAGGGGAAACAATACTCCCAAATAGTCTTAGACACTGCAAAGGGACATAACAAAACCGTCCAGTCGTTACAGTGGCATCCATCTGTGGTTGACGTAATTTAATCCACAACAAAAACAAACCCCTGGACTAGCAACAATCCAGGGGTTTTAATCAGGAATTAGCGATCGCTCTCAATTCTTCATCTGAGAAGAATTTGGAGTACGGAGTGAACTGTTCAGAGCAAACCCACCCCGGTACTTGCTTTGTTATATGGCATTCGATTTTTGTGTGGAAAATATACACCACCCCGTCAAAAGTAAATTGTTGTCCTTTCATAATTTTATCTCTTTTTTGTTTTCAAATTCAATGAACATTTGTGTCTCCTGTGTTTTTTTGTTTATATATAAACTATCTTACTATTTATTTATTGCTAATAAGTTTTAGAAAAATATTTATTTAAGAGTTACTACACCATTGCTGCAAACATAATCCATGACATTACTGTAATCGCGTGTTCTGTTTTCACCAATTCTCACCTTTATTTCTTTTCCTTCAATTCCCAAGAAATAATAATCTTTTCTTCCTACTCTAAATTGAGTATGTCCTTCACTTAAAAGACCAGATTCAAGAATAGACTTTATAGCCTTAATTTCTACCGATGTAAAGTGAATATTGCCCTTCACGGACTTAATCATGTTTTTTGTGATTTTACCCAATGCAGCTAACGAAGGTGCTAGAGATGCTTCTAATTTTTCTAAATCACCCTCTAAAGTAACCAACTGGTCAACATAAGATTTAATGCCGTCTGCAATAAGTTTTAATGTAGCTTTTATTTGGTGCTTGATAGTGCGGATTTGAAAGTTAACTGTAAATTTCATTTGTCTGTCTCCCTTGTTTTTGTTTATATAACTACTATAGTCTATCCTACTATTTATTGTCAATAGGTTTATGTACTGAACTTTTACAAATATCTTTGTGTAGCTATTTTACGGCTGGGGATTTGAGCGATCGCTAGACTATTGCACCTCAATAATCCTCAAACTCTTGTAAATCAAGGGTTTTAGGAATTTAAAAAATATTTCCTAAAACCTATTGACAATAAATAGTGAATAGACTATATTAGTTATATAAACAAAGCACAGGAGACAAAAGACAGTGGCTACATCAATGGGAATTTCAAGAAACAAAGACAATACTGCTTGTGCAGTATTGGAAGTTGAGGGTAATAAATTCTTTATCCCTCAGATTAGCTTAAGTTATGTCCGCCCTCAATGGGGCGCGTTAGGCGGGCGGACTATGTTCGAGATGTTTTCTGCTTCTTCGGCAGAATTAATTGACAGTAACACTGTTAAGTTATCTCATCCTGAATGGGATGGGGATTTGGTTCTCAATGCCCCTGAAAACAGAATAGTTCAAGATTTTGGTTCTGGCACACTTTACTCCACTTTTAGAGGTATGGAAGTAAAAGTGTTTAAGTCCATTAAGAATGGAGAATGGAACGCAGACGATACTTATGAAACTTGGTAGTCCTGACGACTTCTAAAATATTAAATAATTACTTAACCCAGTTAAAACTTAATTTAACTGGGTTTTTATGTTTGTTGGTGGTAGTTGTATAAACAATATTCACCAAAATTCAGTACAAAATCTTTCTAAAACCACTTGACAATAAATAGTGAATAGACTATATTAAGAGTATCAACAAAACACGGGAGACACAGACAATGACAGACTTATTTAATTTATGCGAAGTTCGCTTCCGGTTATACCGGAAAAGACTATGCGCAATAAAACTGCCTTTTATGAGAATTGAATTTTTTGTACCGAAGGTTTACACAACCTACATAGAAACCGCCCAAGAGGCTTGGTATGACTGTTGGGCGGAGTATGAGAAGTCAGGCGACCCTGACGACATTCCATTCTAAAATATCAAACAATCGCTTAACCCGGTTAAATTAAGTTTTAACCGGGTTTTTTATTATCATTGGTAGTAGTTATCTATTTGTCAAAATGACTAACTATCAAGTTCGATATGGGAACAATGTCGAAAAGCACAAAAAAAAGTGCCGTAACGCACACACAAGAACCTATGGTATTTGCTGTGTGTGCATGATTAATAAATCTGAACAGGTGCATCACTCCAGTTATAGGCGGTCAGGAGACAGGTATGGGATTAATATTTTCCCTGTTTGTAAGCACTGTCATAAAAACGCCTGCCATAGTCCTAAAAACTGGATTGTTCACCCCACAAATCCAGAATGGAAGAATCATAATACCCCTGAGTTTACAGCCCGCTTAAAACGAAATTATCAACGGCTGCGGAAATTAAAACTCAAGAAAAAACCCTCTTGATTGTCAAGAGGGTTGGTATTTGCTATCAACTAATATTCTTCATCTTCATCATCTTCATCTTCATCATCTTCATCTTCATCATCTTCATCTTCATCATCTTCATTACTGTCGTCTTCTTCGTCATCATCACCACCATACAGTTCATGAATGCTACTAGCTTCACGAACTACTGCACATCTGCCCAATGCAGGTACATAACTGATGGCTTGTGCCTTTCCATTTTTCCATCTATACTTCATGGTTGTTGTCTCCTGTTGATATTATCAATATAGTCCATCTACTATTTATTGTCAATAGGTTTTAGAAAAATATTTATAGAGACAAGTGTTTCTGCAAAATCTCTTGTACAACTTCTTGTACAACTTCTTGGCTACCACTGCCATCTACTTGGATAGTTGAAGATGGATGAGACAAGTACAAATCTGCATAACCCGCTTGTACCCGACGGTGAAAAGCAATTGTCTCTTGTTCAATACGATCTAATTTAGCTTGTCCGCGCTTACGCAGTAACCCTACCTCTACATCCACGTCTAACCAAATAGTTACATCACTCAGTAAACCTCCTGTGGCAATCTGATTGAGATTATTAATTAGACTCATATCTAAACCCCTACCATAACCTTGGTAGGCAATAGTAGAGTCTGTATAGCGATCGCACAGAATATATTTTCCCGTAGCCAAGTTTGGTTTTAGCTCCTCTTGGATATGCTGCACTCTGTCAGCAGCATACAATAGAAGTTCTGTAACTTCATTTATGGGCTTATCTACTGGCTTTGACAGTAATAACTCTCGTAAGCTTTTCCCTAATTCTGTTCCTCCTGGTTCACGGGTTAGCATTACAGGTATACCTAGACTTTCTAGCCATTGGGAGCAAAGGTGCATCTGGGTAGTTTTCCCACAACCCTCTACCCCTTCAAAAACAATTAACTTACCATTCATATTAGTAGATGTAGGCGCAGCCCAAGAGAGACACCAGTATTTAAGGTGTCGTTTTTTAGATTTTTACCAGACATCTAGTGGGTTGCTCCCACTAGATTATTCCACTAAACCTTAGTAGCCCGCTTTAGTATGCGAATAATAAGGTGGGCGGGGATAGGTAAAAACTGTCTGGTTTTTGTTCCGTTAGGATTTTTTTGGAGAACGCTGATCACATAACCCGTTTCATTGACCTCTTTAACTGGTCCTTGGATTGGGTGATTGAGTTCTTTTGCCCGGTCATTCACAAAAAATTCAACCACATCATCAGGTGATGGGTTGCCTTGTGGAACAGGTGACGGGTCGGAAGTATTGTCCTGGGTAGGGTTTGGGGAAAGTGACGGCAGATCCAATACTGCATCCCCTCTATATATAGGATCTATGTTCTTATCCTCTATTGGGGACATGGGAGAAGAGAGACTAGAATTATTATTTCTAATTTCCATTGGAGTATAAGAGTTCTCGTCACTACCCTCAAAAGCCTTATCTAGCAAGACTTCTGACCCGTCACTGCCTTCTAAACTTTTCCCGTCATGTGTCAAGGAACTGGACAAAAGTAGTTCGTGAGTGGGAATTTCGTCGTCTAAACCTGTCTGCCGCAACCGCAACCCGACAATAAATTTGCCAGTATTTGTGGCTTTGTGTTTCACCCCCCAACCCAGAACTGAGTTGCACAACTCAATTAAGTCAGGGCTAAAGGTCTTAGACGCTTTGGCTTGGCTACCTGTCTCTGCACAGTGTCTAGAATAGCTGCCGAAGAGGGTCTTAATGAGACCACCATCAGCACCTTCATTCTTGTTACTGCCTACAGGGGTCATGGCTGTAGGATCGTAAATCACTTTCTCGTTTAACCAGTCAGCTAACGAGTCTACACGCATTCGGTTAACCCAGAACTCAAGGGTGCATTCTGGTATCTCTTGGATACCAGACAACACCTTTCTTACATAGTCGTCATCAAGACTCAGAACGTGATTGGTGAAAGCTGCTAATTCCGGCTCAAACAGTTCCTCAAGATTTTTCCGCTTGGCTATCCCAACAGTGTTGTTACATGGTACTGTAATCACTCGCCGCTTAACCCTACTAGCACTGTCACCTGCAAATACAGGTAAGTTAGAACAGACTGCCACCATGCCGTCATAGCGGTAGCTAAAGGCCTTTTGACCTTTGTTCTCAGCACGTAGCAAATCCTCCCCGGTTAAAGAGAGGAATTTCCCTAGTTTTCCGGTTGCTTTATCTTCATCAGGAAACAACACAAGCCGCTTCTGGTAGGCATTAGCAGCTTCAAAGTTGTTATTACACCAATCATCAAGGGTGCTGGTATGCACGTTCTGAGAACCGATTAAGGACACGAGTAACCGGGTAAACGTACCCTTGCCTGTGCCACCTAAACCAATTAAGTGCAAAAACTTCTGTAGGTCTGAGCGACCTTTGATGACGGCGTTGCAATAGCACATCAAAAGATCCTTGATCTGTTGATTGCCACCGCTTAAATGGTTCAAAAACTCATTGATGTTATCCCAGCTCGTAGCCTCTCTGTCATATTCCCTGGGTAGTTGCCATGTCAATCTGTATCCAGGAGCATGAGGCATTAACTTTCCAGTTTGAATTTCTAGGACACCATTTCTAAATGGGAGTAGTTCTTTAGGCGATCGCTCTACCCAAGTACGCTGAATCAAATGATGCCTAAGCATTCTGGTAACGTTAGTGATGTACCCATCACCACCGTAGCCAGTGTATCCTTTGCCTTCAACAATATTCATTACTGCACTGGCAATGAACTGATCGGTTTCCACAGCCCAAACACCTGGGGAGTCCGCCTGGTAGCGCATCCAACGCAAGCTGGCATTGTTGAATGCAAGAATATCTCGGTATTCTTCGGCGATTTCCGCTGCCAAAATATCAGGAGTAGGGATTTTCCGCTTCTCCTGAAAGTGTAATTCGAGTTTTAGCTTGTCCAACCTTGTTTTTACCTCTTTGAGAGATTTTTTTAGTTCCTTGGGGTTTTTGGTGATTAAATCATCTAAACCCTTACCATGTTCAGGTTTCCACCGCATTTCCAATAGATAGGTCTCACTATCTTTTAATAGATAGTGAAATCTTCTATTAGCTTTCAGAACAGCCTTGACGGCTGTTTTTTTGGTGTCTCTGTCCATTGCCAGGATCATAGCAGATCCGTCTCCAGTAAATTGCTCAAGGGCTGGGTTAATCTCTTTTTTCCCCCCACAGGAACATCCATAGACAGCGATCGCGCATAACCCAGTGCTTAAACCTGACAACGCTTTTTTACCACCCTCTGTCAAGAATCTAGGCACTTCTGGCATTTCTTTAATAGCATCCCAGAAGCTACCGCCCATGGGAATATCAGTTCCCCACAATTTATTAATTTTTTCCCTGATGGACTTAGGCACGGGTGGTAAGTATGGTTTATCCCCAATTCCCTTGGGAGCAAAATATGAATATTCCCTGTGCTTAGACGGGATGTTGACAATCACCTGCCAAATACTCCCATCTTCATTTTTCAAGAATGCTCCTAATAATTCATTCTTGGAAATATTGTGTGTGAATCGGGTTTTTTTCCATCCCAAGGTCTCATGAATAGGGTATGAAGCGTCCATTCCATCAGACCATTCGCACTCTCGATGGAACTCAACAGCACTTTCAAATAGTGCCGGGTCAATTCCACTCCCTGTAGTAAAATCCGTAAAAACTTTTTTCTTAAATTGTTCAAAAATGTCTTGACAATTGTTATTTGATTGCGCTATATTAATAGCATGATTTGAATTATTCATATCATTCTCCATTGTGACACTGTTTAATTTATTCATATTGTTCTCCTTAGTAATGGTAGTGTTTAAGTTATTCATGTCATTCTCCTTAGTGATGGTAATGTTTGAATTGTTCATGTCATTTTCGATTGTGATGTTGTTTAAGTTACTCATATTGTTCTCCTTAGTAATGGTAGTGTTTAACTTATTCATGTCATTCTTTGTGGTGATGTTGCTTAATTTATTCATTTGATACTCCTTAGTATCGGTAGTGTTTAAATTATTCATGTCATTTTCTACTGTGGTAGTAGTGTTTTTCACTTGATACCCCTTGGTATCGGTAAGATTTAATTCAGTTGAGTTCATGGTGTTCTCTGTGTTTAATTGAGTTAAGTTCATGGTCTTATCCTTTTGATTTTGTTTTCGTCTGTGTCCACAAAGTTTCTCTTGTGGATCTTCGGTTCAAGAAGAGTTTGTTTTGTTCCTGGACTCTTCTTAGTCAACAATTAACAAGATTGTTGTTTTCACTGTTATATATTAACAAATTATTTTTAAACGTCCAAACCTGTAATTGTTCACTTTTTTCTGGATTTGCATTTTTTGTCTCCTCTTTTTGTTTGATAAAGCCGATGTTTGCCGCATCGGCTTTTATGTGTTTATTATATCATGCCCAAGCCTAAATGGCAATAAGTATCTGGTAATAATTTAAGTATAAATAGTTAAGCGTGGCTGCTTATAAGTATTCAACAAAAAGTGCTATTTCCCACATTTTCCACATTTCCCAAAAACTTAAAATATTTAAAAACCCATTGGTGGTTGTTGTCCACCAATGGGTCTTGTTTTTTGATGTCGTTTCTTATTCCCCTTTTTTAGCTTGTTTATTTTGCAACCTTTTTAGCCGTCTTTTTTCGTTGTACTTACGCATATATTCGCGCTGCTTTTCCTTCTGCTCTTCTGTCATGTTTTCTACCCATCTTTGCCTAGACTCGCGCTGCCTTAGTAGCTGGTCTTCCGTCATGTTAGCAGCCCACTCACGATTGGCTTTACGCTGCTTTTCTTTTTGTTCTTCTGTTAAGTTGGCAAGCCATTCTCGTTTAGCGTGCCGCTGTTTTTCCCGTTGTTCCTCACTTATGTTCTTTGCGTATTTGCGTTTACGCGCCTTCCCTTTTTCAGTTGCGTTGTAGCGGGCTTGGGCTTCTGGATAGTAAGTCATGTTGTCCTCTTTCAATCTGCAAATATCACCATAGTCTATCTATTGTTTTTTGTCAACGCGACTAAGAATTGTGCTTAAACACAAAAAACCACTTAGACAAAAATCTAAGTGGTTCTATTTTTGCTCCCATCTCACAAAACACCCATTAAACTCAGGGTGACTTTCTAGAAAGTCGTCTTTGAGCGCGATCGCACTCATCAAATCTTCAGTAATCCAGGGACTACAAAAGATTATCTTGCTGGTCTTGTGTTGACCAGCCTTTAATTTAAATCTGTACATTGTCCAGGCTTTTTTCTAAAGCAGCCACCCTGACTGCTCTCATTTGTTCGCCACAAATCCAACCATCCCTTAAGGGAGAATGTTCTATGGGGCATGACACCCCAGAATTGAAAAGATCAATTCCTTGGTTAAACATTTTCAAATGTTTTTTATGAGATTTGTGGTTGGCTAATGCTTCTTCTTTTGTCATATTGCCTTGTCTCCTTTTGTTCGTATTAATAATATAGTCTATCCTACTATTTATGTCAATAGGTTTAAAGAATATTTTGTACTGAATTTTTATTAACTTTTTATACGGTGCAAATAAGTAAGCAGGACAAAGAACCGCTTAGACAGAACGACTAAGCAGTTATAGTTGAATGGCATTTGTTCAAAACAAACTTAACTGGGTAAACCTTTTCGGTTTTTGCCGTTGCCTAAGCAGCCAGTCAGCCGCTTCTATGCAGTATTTGATATGGCGATCGCGCCACCCCAGTCTTTCCATTTCCTGGACTTCTGGGAACTGAACCATCCAGTCCCACGCACTTATCGGGATATTTTTTCCAATTAATTTGGGAATAACTGTAGCCATTTCTGGTTTCCAATATCGTTTCAAGCAGCCACCAACGGCTACAAAACTTTTTTTCACTTCATCCTCAGTAATACAAGAGTCCGGTGTTTCCATGCTTTCTAGTCTTTCCAGTTCAGTCTCCAAGCAAATCAGTCTGTCTACGTACATTTTTATCTTTTTGCTTATTAATTTTAAGCACGCTTGGATTTGGTGTTTTAGCACCTTTATTTTATTTTTTAAAATACTCATAGTCCCACCCTTTGTTTGTTGACTGTAACATAGTCTATTTACCGCAAGTTGTCAACAAAATTATAAAAAATATTTCTTACGATACACTTCTAAGCACATCCCTATTCTTAACTAAATAGACTATATTAATGTGTGCCGTTAACCAAAGATTCCTATGGCTTATTATGCTGAATGTCAATCTTGCTACAACGCAACCGAAAGAGGTAAACAGCGCAAACGCAGATGGACACAAAACCTAACTGATCAACAAATAGAAGAAAAACGCGCATATATCAGGGAATATATGCGCCAGTACAGAAAAAATAAAATACACGAAAAGACTAAGCAAACGGATTGTTGATTTTTCCGCCAACAAACATACCCTTGGGTGCAGAAATACCCAACTCACCAAAAGCACCGTCGGCACTATCTACAATGTCGTTGGTGAGCGGTTTTTTGCTACCATCAAATTCATGTACCGCAGCTAGAAACTGATCGTTCCACGCACCTCTGAGTAACTTGATTTTGCCTTGCTTGGCTGCTAATGCCATAGGTAATGCACGGGTCACTTTATCTCCCAAGGGCTTTACGCCTTTAGCATCAAAACCAGCTAATTGCTTCCGTAAGGATGCTTCGTAGCGTTTACCCGCGCTACCACCTTCCAGTTCCCATCGGACTTTACAATCTCGCCCGTCTTGATAGGCTATTTTCACTACAGAAGCATCACCCTGATCCGCCGAAACCTGTTCCCAGTGACAGTCCAGAACGTAATAAGTATCTTGATGTAAGTACATTTTGGTGCGTACACTGTAAAAACTGGACTTGGTGGCCACCGCTGCTGATGTGGCCGCAAAATCCCAAAAAGCCACTGTAGTACCACCACTAGGCACGCTACCAACGACCTCAAACCATTGCCGATTAAAGATAGTCCCTGCTTCGTATTTAATTTTCCAATTCCCTCTCAGTAGTCGTTCCATCTCTACTGGATGCAACGACAGTAAATTTTGTAAGTATTGGGGATTGGTCTCTAACAGTATCGGATTATCATAAATCGTTGCACTAATAAAGCTGAAACTCTTAGGTGGTGCTATTTCCGCTAAATCAGGAAACTCTATCATCAATTCCTCTTTAGTATTACCCCAGTGCAATTTTTTGTTGACTCGATAGAAATACCGTATTGCTCCTGATCTTTCTTCTATCGGGTATCCTGTTTGCGGATCAATATACCAGTCAACTAATTTGGCCACCCATGAATCAGCGTCCGGGTTGCAGGTTGCATCTATGCGCGGCTTGACACCACATACGGAACGGTTACGAGAAAATAGAAACCAGAATTGACGCTCTGAAAACTTAGTTAATTCATCAAAACCAATATGACATATCTGCGACCCTGGGTATTTGTCTTCTACATCTTTGTCGTACTGGGCGTGACCAAAACTGATGGCTGTACCGTTGGGAAAAGTCCAGTCTAACTGATGTTCCCGTCCTACTGAGTTTTTTATTCTTTTGTACAAAAGCCTTGATTCATCCCATAAGCCACCTTCATTGGTTATTTCCGGTCGGGTTCGCCTAAATATTACTGAACCATACCCAGGCGTGTTTAGATACTTAGCTGCTTTTAGCAATAACGCAAAGCTTTTCCCGCCTCCGGCTGCTCCACCGTATATGCACACATCAGCCTGAGTGTCATAAAATAATTCCTGCGCTCCTATCTGTGGTTCTGGTAGTTCAACATAAACCGCTTGGTTAGTTGATGACCTGGCTTTAGTGGCCTCTCTAATTTTAATTGTGTTTTTGGGATTAAGTTTGTTCATGGTTGCGTGCATAATAAAAAAACTATTGAACTTGTCTGGGTTCAATAGTTGTGTAGGATGGGTTTTTCTACTTTTAAATTTTAGCTTAATTCTGGCATTTAATGGTAATATATTTCCATACCCTAGTAACCACCCGGCAACTTGTCCATGCCGGGTTTTATGCTATAGTAGAATCTCCAACCTTGTTAAACCTGGTGGCATTTGCAGGAACGCTGCCGGGTCTTATTTGCAATTCATCTGCTATTAATTCTGCTATTTTTCTTGCAGTTCATTCACTGTCAAATGTGTTTAACACAGGATCGTTGCCAACAATAATATTATACCATTTTCCTGTCGGAATTAGTGCTATTGATACATCTTCGTAATTGTATTTTCCATTTTTCACCTTTTTGTCATCAAAAGTATTACACCATTTTACGGAAACCAGCGATCGCATTACCTGGGCAATAGGCAATCCACGGGAATGTTGAGTGCATCGGCTATTAATTCAATTTCGCTGTAGGTAATTGTTTGCCTGCGTCCATCTTTTTCCTTAAATAAATCTTCAATAGCAATAATCACGTTTACTGACAGTCCGGTCTTTGCGGCTAATGCCTTCCTTGACATCCCCTGTTTTTCCCGTGCCAGGAAAATATGTATTCCTATCTTTCCTTCTGATGTCAAAGTGTCATAAATCGTAGGATCTGAAATCATAGTCACTGGTTGGTATTAAGTTACTAATAATATATCAAAGAAAATTGCATATTTCTACAATTATCATTTATTTTACTATTTAAAAAATATTGAAACCCTTGATCTATTGGCTAAACTAAGCTTAGTTTATATTTTTTAGATATGCCAACCGCAACTAGAAATAAAACTATTTTAACTAAATTCTTAAATTCTGATTTGCAATTAAATCAGGATGAAAGAACAGTTGGGTTTTCGTTTTCCTCGAAAGACAATATCTGCGAAAGATATTCTTTCTCAGAAAACTTACCCGAAGGCGCTAGTGTAGTTTTTGATGAGCGTCTATCCCACGACCCCAGCCATTGGGACTTAACCAGAGTTCTTAATAAAACCTGTCCGTTTTTGAGAAACCATCAACGCGGACAAAAATTAGGCATGGTTTCTCAAGTGGTACTAGATGGCGATAGAGGTGTTGCCACGGTTAAGCTTTCTAGAAACGCTTTGGCAAATCAATTCATATCTGATCTTGAGGACGGCACTTCTGGTGGTATTAGTTTTGGTTATTTTGTGGAAGAATACCGAGTCATTACCCCGGCGGAATATGTTGTTAATAAAGATGGGTATCGTTCCCTGAAAACCAAGGCACTATTAGAAGCTACTAAAATAGTTTTATTTGAAGTTTCTGCTGAAGATATTCCTGCCGATCCTACCGTGGGTTACGAGAAGTCTGAAGTATTTTTTGATCAAATTTCAGTTAAGGGAGATCCAAATTTTTACCCCATGAACAAAGATTTAGAAGCTGAATTACTAGCCACTAAAACTGCCTTAGAAGAGGTTAAATCTAGTAACGGCATCCTGTCAGAAAAACAGGCTTTGTTGATTGCTGAAAACAATAGATTGATTGAACAAATTAAAAGTTTAAGTCAGTCTATTGAGGAAAAAACCGCTATTATTTCTGCGTTTGAGCAGCGCGAAACCATAGTATCTCAGTATTACAGCCTGCGTCAAAAAGCAGATGGATTAGTATCAGAAGGTAAATTATCTTCTGTTGAGTTTGGTGATTTATTCTCAGAAAATGCCACCGAAGATATCAACAAACATCTCAAATCCAATAAGTTGGGCTACATGGAATTTCACCTCGATTTAATTGAGAAAAGAACCGCACTTTTACTTAATTTGAAGCAATCAATCAGTGAACCCGTGACTAACCCTACCCCTACTGTTAATACTGCTGATATAGAATCTCGTGCTGCTCGGATTGTAGGCTCTTTATCTCAAATTAGGAGTGAAATCTAATGCGTCACGAATCTTATCGTTACGATGATGAGGAATCAGGCTTTTATCCTGTATTGGCACGTAACAACTGTGCAGAAGCTACTCGCTATACCCTATTGAACCATAACTACGCTACAGGTACAACTGGGGCAATACGCAAGTTAGTTAAAACATTTGCACCTGGTTTCTTTGCTGGTAGTGGTACATCTGTTAACCTCCCTGGCAATCGCATTTTGCCACGGATGACCACAAGACTTGCTACCGCTGCCAATGCTACCTCTATTAGTTTTCCTGTAGGAACGGCTGGTATTTTTATCCCCGGCGATGTATTATCTATCATCGCACCTTCAGTGCGCTTGACCGTGACATCTACCGGAAGTGGTTGGCTTGCTAATGACACCATTACTGTCACTATTAATGGCGTATCCGTAGTCTATACTGTTGTTTCCGCAGATATTGGTGCTTCACTAACAGCAACTAACGCTAACATTGCTACTAAAGTTATTAGTGCGATCGCATCCAATTCTTATACCTCTAGATTGGTATCTGCATTGTCCGTAGCTGGCACGGCACCCGCCTCTACTATTGTTTTTTGGGCAAAAGACTTTACCAGCCTCTACAGCTTTACCGCTAGTGCCACCGCCACCAATGGTAGCGTTACCGCATCTGGTGCTGTGTTTGTCCCCAATGTTAGCATCGGTACTATTTCTGCGGTTGACCCGGTTACTGATACCGTTACCATCAGTGCGGCTGCTGTGTCTGTACCCTTGGGTATGCCTATAGGGGTCGCTGCTAGTTCACCGGAAAATTTAGGTATGCTATCTCCTGCTGTACCTATTGATTTGCTGTACAGAGAAAGTCAAGACTACGCTTTGTACTTAGAAGCAGACGTTTACCGCGATCGCCTACCATACATAGACGGACAGTTGATTGCTTTGTATCCTGAAATTCGTTTGGTGTAATTTATGGCTTCTATTATTGAATTAATTAATTCACAGCCGGGGGTAGTCCAGCGCACTATTGATTTGCAGCTTGCAACTGTTAGCAGCACTGGCGAAACCTACCTAGACGGCTACCCTGATCCGGCTCTCAATCGCTTTTTCCCTTTTGTCCAATATTCTGATCCGGTTTTGGCACTACTCAAGATGCGGGCATACACCCCAACTCTTGCTTACGTAGTTGCTACTGATGGTACTATTCCTCAGGATGTAGATCGGATTAGTGTTACCCAGGAAACCTTCGGCAACTTTAAAATTGCTAAAAGCAGATTAATTACAGAAGAGGACTTCATGGTAATGCAGCAAGCTGAAAGGCTTGCTATGTCTGGCAATGCTGAAGCTGCTGAAAGGATTAAAGATACTTACTTGGGCATACCCGCCTCTCTGTATCAAGGATGTATTAATTTGCATACTGTACTAACACTACAGGTCGCTTGTACCGGACAATGCAATTATGTTGATCCTACATCTCGCGCTTCTGCTATCCTTAGCTACTCAAACCAAGTCCCCACTTCCCATTTACCAGCCGCATTAACTGGAACTGCTAGATGGTCACAGTGGACAACCGCTACTGGCATTGACGACTTAGTGAGTCATATAGAGTCCTACTATCTTACTCTACACAAGTTCCCACCTTTTATTATTATGGGTCGGGTGACTGCTAACAATCTTAGAAACCAGACTAGCACTAAAGAATCGGTAGGGCGTGCTAAGGGTATGATTACAGAAGTAGGAGCAGCTAACCCAGCCGCTGTCGCTGCTATGCCACCTCCATCTTTATCCGAGATTTCTGGACTGATTGGGCAACGGCTTTTAGCGGGTGGTGGTCAAAATGCAAATACGCAGATTATTGTATCCGATGCTGTCTACTATCAGCGCGGTGGCGGACGTAATGGTACTGTCGAGTTGCCTTATATTCCCAGTGGCTACTATTTCTTTGCTACCGATAATTTTATCGAAAGAGCCATTGTCCCCACCGCAAGCAACAACTTCAGAGGCGGACTAGTTACTACCACTGATATTCTCAGTAAAGAACCACCTCAAGAAAGCATTACCGTGGCGGGTCGTGGTTTTCCGTTGGCGATGGACCCCCGCTTTATTGCTGCTAGGAACGTTGAAAATACTGCGATCGCTACTATTTAGACTGTGACCACTTGATCTGGCTTTGACCTCTAGTCCCAAAAAAAGATGTTCCTTTGGTTGTTGATGCTGATTCTGGACTCGTATTTGTGACAATCTTTAGCAGTCGTTGATACTCAAGTCCGTACTTACTTTGTCCATAACTATTAGGAATACTTTGAAGTTCCACATTGTAAGACTCGTCATCTACTTCTAATTTTTTCAGGACTCCTGTACTATAATCGCTACCTACATTTTGTTTTGTAAGTGTGATTTTGTGAGCGGTCAATAACTCAATTGCTACGTTTTTCAAGTTCCCCCAATGGTACAGTTCCACTTCTAGAATTGCTTCCGAAAGAAACAAGTTGAACTTAGTTTCCTCACCTGTAAATTCTGGATATTTGATAATAAAGTTGCTGAATAAAATCATGATTTCCTCCTATGTAAACCAGACAATTGGCTATGTAGAACCCTTTAA